CACCCTGTAATAGAAATAAATGTAGAAGACGGACAAGTATCAGATAGAATTGATGATGCTTTACAGTTCTTCCAGGAGTATCATTTCGACGGAGTTGAAAGAGTATTCCTTTCACATCAAGTTACTGGTTCAAAGTTAAAGCTAACTACTAATGTCGCAGGTAACTTTACTAAAGGCGAAACAATCACAGGCGGAACATCAGGAGCTACTGCAAAGGTAGATACAACTGATGGCCAATTTATAACAACAGAGGAATCAACAGGGACTTGGCAAGCATCAGAAACTATAACAGGTGGCACCTCAGGTTCAACAGCAACACTTAGCCCAACCGATTTTTACACCAAAGGGGATATTGAGAACGGATATATCCCCATTGGTTCTGGTGTTTTAGGTGTTACTAGAATGTTTAACTTTGGTGGAGCAGCTACTAACAATACAAGAGATGGTCAACTGTTTGATTTAATGTATCAATTTAGAATGAATGATCTATATAATTTAATGGGAGCAGACATGGTCTATTATACAATAGTCCAGAGTCACTTAACAACATTAGAAAAACTTCTCACTAGTGAGAGGCAAATCCGTTTCAATCGTAAAACAGATAGACTATATGTAGATACTGATTGGGACAAAACATTCAATGTAGGAGATTACATAGTAGCAGAAGCTTATGCTATCATAGATCCGGCAACATATACAGAAGTTTATGATGATATGTTTCTTAAGAAATATACAACAGCACTGATTAAAAGGCAATGGGGAGAAAACCTTAAAAAGTTTGCAGGAATACAAATGCCAGGTGGTGTAACATTAAATGGAGACCAAATATATAATGAAGCTATTCAAGAGATACAGCAAATTGAACAAGAGATGTCGTTGAAATATGAATTGCCACCGTCATTTATGATAGGATAATGTATGGCTACTAATCACTTTTTCCAAGGCGGTAACAGTATAGGAGCTACAAGCGAGCAGCGCTTAGTAGAAGATCTTGTACTTGAGTCCTTGAAAATATATGGGCATGACATATACTATATGCCTAGAACTCTAGTAAATCAAGATAAGATATTTGATGAAGATGAATTGTCAAGGTTCACACAAGCATATCCAATGGAAATGTATTTGGATAATGTTAATGGATATGAAGGACAAGGAGATATATTTACTAGGTTTGGATTGGAAGTTAGAGATCAAGCAACCTTTGTTCTAGCAAAAAGACGATGGGAAGATTTAGTATTAACAAGTGGAGGCACATTTACACAAACAACAAGACCTTCTGAAGGTGATTTGTTGTATATGCCTAAGACAAAAAGTATTTTTGAAATTAAATATGTCGATTTCCAAAATCCTTTTTATCAACTAAACCAAATATATGTATTTAGATTGGTGTGTGAACTATTCGAATACAGTTCAGAAGATTTGGATACAGGTATTACAGAAATAGATGCCATAGAAACAAAATACTCTCAAGATATGTTAGAGTATCAGTTACTACAAGAGAGTGGCAAACTATTATTAAACGAAACAAATGGTTGTATAATAAACGAAGCATATAATACAGCAGTTTCAGAACCAATTGATAATGTAGACTTTGATAACTTGGTAACATTAGAAGGTATATTAGACTTCAGTGAAAAGAATCCGTTTGGAGAGATAGGAGCTTAGTATGTTTAAAGATACAACCTTTTATCACAGTCATATAAGAAAAGCAATTATAGCTTTTGGAACTATATTCAATGATATAAACATTGAAAGAAAAAATAGTGCAGGAGCTGTAGCACAATCAATTAGAGTACCCTTAGCATATTCTACTAAACAAAAATTCCTAACAAGGATTGCTAGGGTAACAGATACATCTACAAGAGGTGAAGTAGCAATTACTTTACCTAGAATGGGTTTTGAAATACAGGGTTTACAATATGATCCTGCTAGAAAGACGCAAGTAATTAATAAAAACAAGGTAGTTGGTACAGGCGATGATGCTAATACAGTAAGAGTAGCATTTAATTCTACGCCATACAACATGAATTTGGCCTTATATATATTTGCGAAGAACCAAGATGATGGTTTACAATGTTTAGAACAAATAGTCCCTTACTTTAATCCGGACTTCAATGTTACAATAAACGATTTACCTGAACTTGGTATAAAAAGAGATATTAAAATTACATTAGATAATGTTGGTTATGAAGANNNNAAGATGAATATGAAGGCGAATTTGCTAATAGATTAAGTGTAGTATGGACTTTAAATTTTACAATGAGACTTAATTTTTACAGCAATGTAAGCAATCACGATGTTATTAAGAAAGCAATTGCTACGGTCTACAACGATCCTCAAATGAGTCTTAATACAACTACTAATGCTAGCAAAGCAAAAGTAACTGCTAGTGTTAATCCGTTGAATGCTACACCGTCTGATACATATACATTCTTGGAGGAATTTGATGAAGAATTCGAAAACTAAAAACACTTTTGAAGACTTAGATAAAGCATTTAAAACAAAAGAAGTTACAAAGGCTTTAGAACAAAATCTTAAAAAGGTACAGGATGAGAGACAACTCCCAGCTGTAGACATGTCGGAAGAAGATAAAGAGGCTCTACACCTAAAACAACAAGAAGAAGATTTACAGTATGCCAGGTCTATACTAAAACAGGCTGAGGCATATAATGCTGAGGCAATAGAAGGCATATTACATATTGCTAGGAACTCAGACCAACCTCGTGCTTATGAAGTAGCAGGAGGACTAATTAAGAACTTACAAGATACTGCTAAAGATATGTTAGAAGTACAAGAAAAGCATAAGCGTATTACAGATGACGGTTCCAAAGGCAAAAATATTAAAACACAAAACAACATGTTCGTAGGTAGTACAAAGGATTTGCTACAAGCATTAAAAGGTGAACAAGTCAAAACAATAGAAGGCGAAGTACAAGAAAAAGATGGCGACTGAGCAAGTATCATATCACGGCAATCCTAATCTTAAACCATTAGCATATCAGCACGATTTTACTAAAGAAGAAATTGCAGAGTATGTAAAATGTCAAAAAGATCCTAAGTATTTTATAGAAAATTATGTAAAGATTGTTACACTAGATAAAGGATTACAACCATTTAAACTATTTGATTGTCAAAAAGGCAAAGTAGATCTTATAATGGAAAACAGAAAAGTAATTCTAATGGAAGGTAGACAGCAAGGTAAAACAGTAACAGCAGCTGCGTGTATATTACACTATACAATATTCCAAGAAGATAAAACAGTAGCTATTATGGCTAACAAGGCATCAGCAGCTAGAGAAGTATTAAACAGATACCAAATAATGTATGAGAACTTACCTTTGTGGATGCAACAAGGTGTTAGAGTATGGAATAAAGGTGATGTAGAGTTAGAGAATAATAGTAAAGTACTCTCAGCAGCTACAACAGCATCCGCCATTCGTGGTAAATCAGTTAACTGGTTGTACATTGATGAGGCAGCAATCATACCTAACAACATAGCAGACGAGTTCTTTACTTCTGTTTATCCTACTATTTCTGCTGGTGAGACAACTAAAATTCTACTTACATCTACACCACTAGGTTATAATCACTTCTGGAAATTCTGGAATGAGGCAGAGAAAAAACAAAATGGTTTTGAACACATGTTTATACCTTACTATGAGATACCAGGAAGAGATGAGAAGTGGTTAGAAGAACAGAAACAATTACTAGGAGATGTTAAGTTTAACCAGGAGGTTATGTGTGAATTCCTAGGTTCTACTAACACATTAATCAATGCACAGACTATACAAAGACTATCTACAAAAGACCCAGAGTTTACTAATAATGGATTAGATATATACGAATCACCTAAAGAAAATCACTTTTACGCTATAACAGTAGACACATCTAGGGGTATTGGCGGAGACTTTTCTGCCTTTGTAGTCGTAGATATAACAGAAATGCCATATAGAGTAGTGGCAAAATACAGAGATAACAAGATTGCACCTATGTTATATCCTGATATAATAGGCAAAGTAGGTAAAGACTATAATAATGCCTTTATATTAGTAGAAGTAAATGACATAGGACAACAAGTAGTAGAGATATTACACCAAGAAATAGAATATGATAACATATTAAGCACAGTAAATGAACAACAGAAACAATATGTAAGTCCTGGTTTCGGTAAATCAACGAAACATGGTGTAACTACTTCTAAACAAGTTAAAAGACAAGGGTGTTTTGCATTCAAGTCTTTACTAGAGGAACAAAAACTGTTGGTATTTGATGAACATATAATACATGAGATATCAACTTTTACAGAGAAAGCTAATACATACCAAGCAGATGAAGGATATCATGATGATTTGGTTATGTGTTTAGTGTTATTTGGTTGGTTGTCTAGTCAGCAGTTCTTTAAAGAGATGACTGATATTAATACAAGAGAAGGACTATACAAACAACAAATGGGAGATATAGAAAGTAATCTAACTCCTTATATAAGAGTAGACGGGCAGGAAGAAGAGGCAGAAGTTATAAACGGAGACTTATGGTTACTAGACGACGCATACAATCCTAAGAACTTACAGAAGAAATTGAAGAGAATGATAGGTCAAGTAGCACCAAAGTCTCGAACAGAGTAATGTATATACAAGAATTTTTAACTGTATATACAAAAACAAGAGTCTAATATCTGCCATTTATAAATATGATTGATGATATTAAAAAACTTGTGTCATTCATAAGATAATATAAACCGAGGAGAAAAACATGGCATTTCAGCTATCACCAGGTGTCCTAGTTTCTGAGAAGGATTTAACCAGTGTAGTCCCAGGTGTTGCATCTACAACAGGTGCATTTGCCGGAGACTTCCAGTGGGGTCCAGTAGAAGAGGTCACAACAATAAGTTCTGAGAACCAACTTGTAGAAAGGTTCTTCGAGCCTAACGATACTAATGCAGCCGGATGGTTGACAGCGGCATCGTTTTTGGCTTATGGTAATAACTTGAAAGTAGTCAGAGTTTTAGACGACGACGCAGCACTTAATGCAGTAGCATCAGGTTCAGCAACGTTAATTAAGAACGATGACGACTATGTGAACAATCACTCAACCGGTCAAGGCTCAAATGGTATGTGGGCTGCTAAATATCCTGGCGCTATAGGAAACTCTCTTAAAGTGTCATTTGCGGATTATAGTAATTACGACGACAACTCAGTAGCAAGCGCAACTGTAACAGCAGGTGGAACTGGATATTCTTCAGCTCCTACTGTAACATTTAGTGCTCCTACTAGCGGTATTACTGCTACAGGAACAGCTACAGTTTCAGGCGGTGCAGTAACAGCAGTTACAATTACTAACGCAGGTAATGGATACACTTCAGCACCTACTATTACATTTAGTGGCGGTGGCGGTTCAGGAGCAGCAGCAACAGCTGTATTAGCTTCTGATTGGCTCTATAAAGACAACTTCAGCACAGCACCTTTAACTTCTTTTAACACTTTGTTAAAAGGTGGTGCAAATGACGAACTACACATTATCGTTATTGATGAAGATGGATTGTTTACAGGAACAAGAAATACTGTCCTTGAGAAGTTTGAAGGCTTATCAAAAGCATCAGATGCTCGAGGCCTAGATGGTGAATCAATATTTTACAAAGACGTTATTAACGAACAGTCTAAGTATATCTATTGGACAGACCATCCAGCAGGCGATTCTACTTGGGGTAATTCTCAAGCAGGTCAAACATTTACATCAGATTATACTGCAGGCGAGTCAGTAACTAGCCTTTCAGGTGGTGTAGATGACGCTCCAGATAGTGGAGATATCCAAGCAGGATACTTACTATTTGCAGACAAAGAAACAATAGACGTAAGTCTTATTATAACAGGTGACATTGGAACAACTGATCAAAAATATATTCAGGACAACGTAGCTAGATCTAGAAAAGACTGTATATGTTTTGTATCACCACAGAAATCAAGTGTTGTAAACAACGCAGGTTCTGAGGTTACAAGTATTGTAGCAAACCGTAACGCATTAACAGGAACATCATATTCTGTAATGGACGGTAACTTTAAATACATGTATGATCGTTACAACAACGTTTACAGATGGGTTCCGTTAAACGGAGATATTGCAGGTCTTTGTGTAAACACAGACAACGTATCTGACCCATGGTTCTCACCAGCAGGTTATAACAGAGGTATTATTAAAAACGCTGTTAAACTTGCATTTAATCCTACACAAGCTAACAGAGATGACTTATATCAAGCAGGTGTTAATCCAGTAATTAACAAACCAGGTTCTGGTGTTGTATTACTAGGTGACAAAACTATGCTTGCAGCATCTAGTGCTTTCAATAGAATTAACGTGAGAAGGTTGTTTATGGTTGTAGAAAAAGCTATTGCAGCAGCAGCCAAATTCCAATTGTTTGAATTTAACGACGCATTTACTAGGTCTCAATTCACATCACTTATTACACCATTCCTTAGAGACGTTCAAGGACGTAGAGGATTGTATGACTTTAAAGTTATCTGTAATGAAAGTAACAATACAGGCGAAGTTATTGATAGAAATGAATTCGTAGCTGACATCTTCTTGAAGCCAGCTAAATCAATTAACTTCATACAACTTAACTTTATCGCTACTCGAACAGGCGTAAGCTTCGAAGAGATTGGTGGGTAATATAAATAGGTAAAGAGGAGAAATAAATGAATATCGAAGAGTTTAGAAGTAGATTAGGGGCCGGCGGAGCTCGTCCCAATCAGTTCAGAGTCACTCTTAATTTCCCGACTATTGCTGAAAGCGACAATACCTATAGTATTTTAGTTTCAGGTGCAGCTATCCCAGCTTCAACTGTTAACCCAGCAATTATTCAATACAGAGGTAGGGAAATTAAGTTAGCTGGCGAGCGTATATTTGATCCGTGGACAGTAACAATTATTAACGATACTAATCAATCGTTAAGAAGACCATTCGAGCAATGGCTTGATTCAATGAACCAGAAAGATGACAATAGAGGTAATTTAAACCCTGTTGACTACTTCCAGGACATTGAAATCGAACACCTAGATAGGAACGACGCAGTATTACCAGGCGGTAAATACATTTTATACGATGCGTTCCCAATTAATATGTCAGAAATTGCATTACAATATGCACA